GATGTTATCTTGCCCTGCCATTCCTCGTGTGTAGTCCCATTTTCGACAATGGTCAATCTTACCGTATAATCTTGATGGCACTGGCACTATTGCACAAAGGGATAGCCTAAATCATTCTTCAACCACAGATAACACAACAGGAACCTATACCTTTGCCCTTGTATCCAGTATGGCCGATACTAACTACATCGCACCAACAAACTGCGACAGAAATCTAGATACCAGAAACGCAACTGAAGGTGTCCAGTATCTTAATATTGTTAGCAGTGGGTATAAGATTGAATGTGTAAATCCCGTTCCTAATTTAGCAGACCAAGAATTAGTAAATACACAGACATTAGGAGACCTCGCATAAAATGGCTGGAAAAATTATAGCAGATCAAATCGAACACAGCACCGCAGGTTCTCTGGATACGTCTTATGTGGTGAATGGAAGTGCGAAGGCGTGGATAACTTTTTCGGGTAATGGAACAACGGTGCGTGACAGCAGCAATACGTCATCATTGGTCGACGATGGTGCTGGGATTTATTCTTATAATTTAACGTCTAGTATGTCGAATGCAAACTATACATCTAATTCCTCTGCATCTTATATAAACGACACATCCAATTACGAAACATATTTAGCTATGAATTACGTTGGCAATCTATCTGCAACACGAACCACTGGTCAAAACAATGTTGGGTTTTGGGATGCTGCTTTTGCAGACCCCAACAATGATGCCTGTAGTTCAATTCTTGGAGACCTCGCCTAATGACCCAGACACCAGACTTCAAAGGCACCCACCTATTTGACAGACTATGCTGGGCAAAGGAAAACCTTGAGCCACATCAGTCAGACTATCGGGTGGTTTATGAAGATGACGTTGATGGCTGTGCTAAAATTCTGGTTCCCGATCCGAACTTTTGCGCCGCTTTTCTTGCGGGGGGCATCTTGCCGCCAGTTTGGGTTTATTGGGAATTGGCTGATGATGAGGCCAAGCCAGACTTTAAACGGCACACACGCGGTTATTTGCTGCACGAAACACAGCCAATCGAAGCTGGCACGATGGAACAGTGCATTGAATATCTGATAATGAAAGATTTGCCACGGCACATCTGGCAGACTTGGGATAGCGGCAACAAGCCGAAAATGGTAATATGCCATAAGGATCAACTGCCAAGCACGCGGGAATGGCGCAATGCTTGGAAAATTAAAGACGATTTAACCACTGAAAAAATGGCCGCATAGGGGATAATTATGACTGTTGCAACTTATATCGTTGACCGCGATGGCAACCAGATAGACGCAAGCACTGCCACAGTACCGGCAAACCGCGATTTTCGTGGGGCTTGGGTGTTAAATGGTTCTGTGATCACCGAAGATTTAGACGCTGCAAAGGCGATCTTTGCTGACAAGGTTCGGGAAGCACGCACGCCGTTATTGGCCGCGCTTGATACTGACTTTATGAAAGCACAAGAAACCGGCGCAGATACCGCAGCAATCGTGGCATCTAAGCAAGCCTTGCGTGACGCACCGACTGCCGGTGACAGCGCAACCAGCATTGCAGAACTGAAAGCAGCTTGGCCTTCTTGCTGTGGTGATAGCCCTTACGCATAGGTGATCTATGAACGAAGAAAACAAGGTAATACTTGACGTTGTGGCTGGCACAGGCACATTTGCTGCGTGGGTCGGTATGATGCCCGATATTGTGGCCTTGTTTACTGGCCTATGGGTTCTGATCCGCATCTGGGAAACCGACACAGTTAAGTTTTTAACTGGTCGCAAGGACGATGTTTAAAGCGATTGTTCTAGCTTGCGTAATAGGCGCACCAGATAATTGCATCGAATTTCATTCAATAATTTACAGCGAAACAAGGCAGCTTTGCCGCAGCCGCGCTTTTGAAATGTCGCGGGATATTGGGGAGATTGCAAACTTGATGCCGAAGCAGTGGCGGTGTCAGCTTCTTAAAGAAGGTCAGCTATCTTGGAACCTATCAGCACCGCACTGGCTGGCATAGCACTTGTAAAGCAATCAGTCGATTTTATAAAAAGCAACATATCAACTGCACAAGATATTGGGCAGATTGCCGGTCAGATTGATGCGCTGTTTACCGGCCAAAAACAGGTGCAGCAAGCCAGCAACAAGAAATCCGGTGTTGGACTAGCCGACCAGTTTGGCGTGCAGTCTGTGGCGCAGGAAATGATCGATGCAAGGCTTGCGGCAGAACAGATTGCCGAAGTTGCGCGGATGGTTGATTTCCGATTTGGTCACGGCACTTGGGCTGGTATACTGGCAGAACGGCAAAAGCGCATCCAGCAAGCCAAAGAAGCGCGTGCAGCACAGCGCAAAATGGAACGCGAACGCACGCAAGAGATGATCGAAAATTTTAAAATAGGGGCTATTGCTGTTGGGCTGGTTGTGGTTATTATTGGGCTGTTTATCGGCGTAATGACAGCAACAGCCAGCGTGATATATGTCTGAGACATTAAAAGGGTTGGAGGGTGAATATGTGGCTTTGGCTGCAATTACGGCTATGGGATGGAAGGCAACGCATTGCCCGATGGATCGGATTGATGTGCTGGCATTCCTTGACCAGACTTTTTTACGCGTACAGGTTAAGACTGCTAGTCTTTTGGGCAATAAAGATGGTCGATCTCCGCGTCACCACTTTCAGATGGGTCACGGCTGCAAAGCAAAGCATTTGCCAACTAGGGAAGATTACGATGTTTTGTGCCTTGTTTCCCCCAATGCCAGACGCTGCATCTTCATCGAGGTTGGCGCGGTTCAGCAATTCAGTATGCGACTTTCGCCGACACGCTTTACTGAGGCTGCGGAACGTGAAAGCTGGGATAAGGCGGTTGATTACGTTTTGGAGATGAGACGATGAATATGGATCAGTTGCGGCAAGAAATAGCCAGCGATGAGGGCGTGCGGCTAGATATATATCTGGATCATCTGGGCTTGCCAACTGTTGGCATCGGGCATCTGATCCGCGAAGCTGATGCCGAACACGGCAAACCTGTTGGCACGCAGATCACGCCGGAACGCTGTCGGCAGCTATTTGCGCTTGATATTGCGGTCACTGTGGAAGATTGCCGCGCCTTGTTTGAAAACTGGGATGATTTGCCGGAAGAATGCCAGCTAATTTTGGCAAATATGGCGTTTAATCTGGGCAGAAACCGCCTTGGGCGTTTCCTCAAGCTGCGTGCAGCTATAGCTAATTATGAATATGATGAAGCGGCAACCCAGATGGCCGACAGCAAATGGGCAAGGCAAGTGCCAAATCGCGCTGGCCGGTTAATTGATCGGATGAGGGATTTATCAGATGCTTAATTTATTGATATCACCGCTGGCAAATCTTGCGTCAACGTGGCTTGAAGGCAAGGTTGAAACCAGCAAAGCAGCGGCAGAAACAAAGGTTGCACAAGCTAAGGCAGCGGCCACTATTGCCCAGAAACAAGCCACAGGCGAAATTGACTGGGATTTGAAAATGGCAGATGCCACAGCAACAAGCTGGAAAGATGAATGGCTGACCATTTTGTTTAGCATTCCGCTGATCTTGGCGTTTTGCGGTGATTGGGGCAGGGCTATTGTCGCTGATGGCTTTACCGCACTTGAGGCGATGCCGCAATATTATCAATACACGCTTGGCACTATTGTTGCGGCTAGTTTTGGTATGCGTTCAGCAAGCAAGTTTTTCGGCAAAAAGTAAAGCGACCGAAGCCGCTAAACTTGATATCTGCGGCCACGTTTCTTAAACTGACCTTTAACGACTGGCCTGATGACGCTGGTGCGAAGGCTGCGATTGCTATATTTGCGGCCAAGTGCATCGCTTTCTTTCTCAACGGTCAATATTTTTAGCGCGTCAAGAATTTCCTGTTTTGTTGGCACCATCAATCAAGCCGCCAAACCCGCCACCCGTCATTCATTTTGCGGGTAGTATATTTTAGGCCACGATACCGCAGCGCGTCACGCAGCGACATTGCCTTTTCATAGGTGTCGCAAAGCACGCTATCACCAATTTCCATATCATTGATGATTTCAATCTTGCTGCGACCCGCCGGTGGAACCGGCACGTTCTTTTCTATTTGCATTTAAAATATCCAATCTTTCCCTAAAGCATCCAAGATGCAGTGTTTGTTTGCCGCCATCAACAACCCAATCTGGGTCACTGAGGCGCAGGGTCTTATCGCACCATACGCACCGACCCAAAGCATTAGAGGCCGGTGCATATGTTGGTTTCTTTTTAGAACGGGATCGCATCTTCTAAAGGCTGCATTTTTTCGGCGCGTGGCGCGTCCTGTTCTTTTGGTGGCATTGGATCGCTGATCGAGGCTGACATATATTTGTTGCCAGCCGCGCTTTCCCGTATCCAAAGCGCAATCCGCTTTTCAACGCCATCCACATTGATCTTGCCAGTGTAGTCTGGCTGATTTTCGGCGGTTTTGTCGTTGTTCTTAAAGATCGCGCCGCGATTTGTGTTGTCATATTCAGTCATTTTGCACTTCTTCCTTCCGTTTAGAAAACATTTCTATTTGATCGGCTGGTGCTTTTATGCCGCTGGCACCATACAGCTTTGTGTAAAGCGCGTTTACATCACGCACACTTTTACACGCATCTAATTTTTCAGCTAAAACATCGTTGGAGGCGGCACCGACTGCCGGAGTGGATGCGACAGCCGGTGCCTTTGGTTTAGGCTGCGAACGGGAGGGAAACGCGCCACCACCGCTTGCGAGATTACCATCATCATCGTTTGCATTCAATCCGAACATCGTCAACAAACTTGCCCTGCGGAAATATGTCACGCAGCTAATAAATGACTGCGGCGTGTCTTTTTCTGGGCTGATCTGCAAAAAGCTACTGATCTTTTCGCCAGTCTCCAAATGCACCACAGTCGTCACCAGCGCACCGTCTTGAAAATATTGTGCAAATGACAGCCCATATTCGGGCAGCACATCAAGCGCGGTTAGCACATCGCCAAGCGTTGAATATTCTGATTTGAACATCGGGTTCTTGCCAGATTTGCCAACTGATGCAGCTTTTCTGACATCGGCTAATGCCGCGTGCAGTTTTAGATTTTCCATAGGTCTTTTGCCCTTTCAAGCCACTCTTGTTTCATTTTCCATTGATACATATGACCCCAGTCGGGATCAGTGATTGATGCTAGCACTTTTGGATCGGTGCTGACGCGCAATAGATTTTGCCGGATCAACGCTTTTTGGCGCATTTCATTAAGCGCGTTGTTGATGCTGTCGGCTTGCAATTCTGGGCAGTTATATGCGTTGAAGATGACCGCATCGTGTTCTGCTATATAAATAATTGATGGCGTGACCCGCAAAGCGTGCCAGTAAATAGCCGCTTGGCAGATATGTGCAAACTCCGGCTTTTTAGGCAGCGTTGCCTTTGCCCAGCCTTGTGACCCGTCTTTCAACAGCTTTGTTTTGCGCGGTGCTTTGGTTTTCATTTCGGCAAACATTGAGCCTTCAACAAGCAAATCGACAAATCCCAAAATCGGCACGTTCACATCATCCAACCAGCATTCAATGCGTTCTTCATCAATTGCGCCTGTGAACCCGTTTTCCACACAAATATTCACGCCTTGATGAACCATCGCGGGGATAACTTCACGAAACTTCACACGCAGCACATCGTCTTCGTCTGCCGGATGAAAGTCAAAAGCAAGCTGCGCGGCCTCAATAGCTTCATCAATATCAGCCCCGTGGCACACTATAGATTGCACTGCCGTATGCACTGAAGTGCCAATTGCAGCACGTTCACCAACGCCAACATCGCGGCGTTCGTCTGATGTTAGGTGCAGATAGTCGAATATCCACTTTGCTGGCGAGCGTAATAGCTGGCTGGCCGACAAATGGTTAAACCCTGCGGTTTTCCAAAGTTCACTGATTTCCCGTTTTTTCATAGCAACACCCTAGCGCAGATCGTTCCCAAAATGCAACAGGTATTTTTTCACTTTACAGATATGATCGTTTTGGGCAAGGATAGGGCAACTGAAACGGGGGCAGCTATGTCTGGATCAAAATCAAGAAACAAAGGTCGGGGCTATGAATATGAGATAGCTAAAGAACTTTTCGACCATCTTGGATTAAATTTTGTGCGGGAATTGGATCAAACGCGTCAAGCGCATCTTGGCGATTTGGTCACGACTGATTGTGATTTTCCTTTTGTGATTGAATGCAAAAGATACAAATCCGGCGTATCCGGTGACTGGTGGTCTCAAGTATGCACTGCCGCTGCGGTGGCCGAAAAACTACCGGTGCTGTTTTACCGGCTCGATAGAATGAAAACCCGCGTGCGGTTGCCAGTGGCGGCTATTGTTGGGCTGGCTGGATGGTCGCCTAATGAAGATGCGGCTGAACAGTATGATTGGCGGTATGCCGTTGAAACTGATCTAAACACGGCAATGATGATTATTCGGGAGCATATAAATGGATGACGATATCGGCAAAAAGACGGTTGGCGACCGCGAATATACGATGGTTTCAAGCGAAACTTGGATTGATGTGAAAGATTTAACCGTCAATATTGTCAAAGGCAGAACGGGCGTAAAGGTCTGGATTTACGAACGCAACACCGGCAACCCTGATCCACTAGCTATCTGCGAAGCCGATTATGTGCGGATTACAAATAAGCGGTCGAATATTATACCGTTTTTCCCGAAAGGTCATTTTAATGATCCAAAAGGGTGATGGTAAATTTGCCATATTATATGCACAAGGTCGATGCCCGAAGTGTCGCGGGTATTTGCAGCCAGTGGGCGATGTTTATGTCTGCGAAATATGCAAGATGACACATAAAGGAGTGGAAATTGGAAACCGAACACAATCTGAAAATGGAGTTGTTGACGATCAGTGAAATCGGCACAGCGTGGAAATGCGAACCGGTTAAGTTGCCACAATATTGTCAATTAGATTTCGCATTAACGCGGCAAGGCAAGATCGAAGCATTTGCCGAAGTCAAGTGCAGGACATTTGAACGCACACGATATAAAACGTCATTGATCCATTTGCATAAAATGATGTATGCGCGGCAAGTCGCGTTTGAAACCGACATACCGACTTTTTTAATTGTGCGCTGGACTGATTGCATTGGCGCGTGCAGTTTTAAGGTCGATTTTCAGACCACTATCGGGGGCAGACGGGATCGCGGCATCGAGCGCGATTATGGCTTGATGGCTGAAGTGCCAATTGATGAATTTCATATTGTGAGGGAATTTGATGAAACGATCTGAAGCACTGGAAAAGGTGCAGCTAATATTAAATGAACGCGGTGCGTCTTATGGCGATCTGCGGAAAAATTGGACGCAAACCAGCCAGATGATGAGTATGGTGGTCGGCAAAGATGTAACGCCGGAGCAGTTTGGCGCGATGATGATTGCGATGAAACTGTCACGGCTGGCGAATAGCGAATGCAGCCACGTTGACAGCCTGTTGGACATTATCGGCTATGCAGCCCTAACTTTGGAGATTTTGCACGATGAATGAATTTTTGTT